TCATTATATAGTATTCTATATAATTATAACAATGTCGTCAACAATAAAATCGAAAAAATTAAAAATTTTTTATAAATCGCTATTTTTAGACTAAAAATCATTATTTTCGATGAATATTTTTTGTGGAATCTTTTCGCTGATTTGTTGTTATCCTACGGTTTGTATTGATTTTAACGTGAAACAAGCTTTTTCATTTGGTTTATTATGATAATATGAAAGCACTTAATTTTATTACGTATTTTTGCTATAAGTTTTATAAGGTCTTTGAAAATATTATTTTTACTTTTGCCCATTCGATGTATTATATATAGATAGAGTTAGAAAGGAGTCGTGACGCTATGGGTAAAACTGTTTGGAAGGATTCGTTTGTAATAAAAGCTTATGAGTTAGCTAAAAGCGGAATGATTGAAAGAAAAATTGCCAGAGCTTTAGGCATATCTTTCGATACATTTACAAACTACGAAAAGAAGAAACCATTATTCAAAGCAGCAGTTAAACAAGGTCGTCTTGCCTACAGAAAAAAGGACAATTCAACATACTCATTTCGGGATTATGTTCACGGTAGATTATCAGAGGAAGCTAAGGAAGTTTGGTGTAAGATAATTAGATGTGATTCACTTCAAAATGGCACTGAAAGATTAGAGGCAATTCTGTCCGAAAGAGGAGTTCGTATTCGTCAGCAATTATTTGTTTATGCTTACATATCAAGTAACTTTTCAATCAGTGCTGCATTGCGTAGAGTGAACATAAGTCGTTCTGCTTTTGAATTGTGGAAAAAAGACCCTGAGTTTCTTAAATTGTTTGAAGAACTGGGAGAGATAAAAGGAGATTTTTTTGAAGAGCATTTATGTATGCTTGTAGCCAGTGGTGATTCATCTTCGACTATATTTGCTAATCGAACATTTAATCGTAAGAGGGGTTATAATGAAAAGGTTGATGTTGACGTGAATGTAAGTGGTCAAATAAATCATAATATAATTCCAATAGATTCTCTTGGTTTATCATTGAAAGAGCGAAAAAAGCTTTTGAATAAGGTTAGAAAAGTTAAGCAGATTGAAAGTAAAGCAGTGTGAACAGTTTATCAAATTTATATCTTAATGAATCTGAACTTGTAGCAAGTATTTGCAGGGAGAGTTATTACGAATTTGTAAAAGAATTTTGGGATGTTTTAACAAAAGAAAAACCTGTTTGGAACTGGCACATAAAATATTTGTGCAATGAAATACAGTATTTGTGTGAATTGGTTTTTGTAGGCAAGGACAAAGAAGATGATTTGGTGATTAATATTTTTCCGGGTGAAACAAAATCAACTATTTGTTCTATAATGCTTGCTCCTTGGTGCTGGACAAGAATGCCTCATTTGCAGTTTATAGGAGGAAGTCATCAAAAAGGTTTGTCAATTGATTTTGGAAAGAAAAGTAGAGATATTGTTTTAAGTGATAAATATCGAGCATGTTTTCCTGAAATACAATTAAGACAAGACCAATGTGGTAGAACGTTTCATCAGAATACAAAGGGTGGTTGGCGATATGCAACTTCAACTGGTGCTGGTGTTACTGGTATGCACGGACATATAATTAGTATTGATGACCCTATTGACCCACAAGGTGCTTGTTCGGACGTAGAGATTAAAAATGCAAACGATTGGATAAGAGATACATTATCTCAAAGAAAAGTTAATCAGGCCAAGACACCAACTATTTTAGTTATGCAAAGACTTCATCAGGAAGACCCAACTGCTTATATGATAGATGAGGCGAAAAAAGTTCAAAAAATAGAAAGACAAGAGGGTGATGAAAATGCTCCTTTAAGAATAAAGCATATATGCTTACCATCAGAAAAGACAAAAGACATAAAACCGAAGATTCTACGTAAGTATTATAAAAATGGTTTGATGGATGAAATTCGTGGCAGTCAAAAAATTCTAAATGAGAAAAAAGCCAAGGGTGATTATTTCTATGCCGGTCAATTTCTACAAAATCCTATACCTGCCGGTGGTGGAATGTTTAAGGTGGAGAGAATAAAAATAGATGTTCCTGAAAGTAATTCTATATTAAGAAAAGTGCGTTTCTGGGACAAAGCAGGAACTGAAGGTGCTGGTGCTTTTACAGCGGGAGTTCAAATGGGTGTCGATAGAAAGAATCGTTTTTGGATTTTAGATTTACAAAGAGGTCAATGGGCAGCTGAAGTACGTGAATCAAGAATAAAACAATGTGCCGAGATAGATGGTAGAGAAGATGAAATTGGCATAGAACAGGAACCAGGTAGTGGTGGTAAAGATTCTGCTGAAATGACAGTAAAGAATTTAGCTGGATGGAAAGTCGTTATAGATAAACCAAGTGGTGCAGGCAGTAGTAAAATAGCGAGGGCAAGACCATTTTCAGTTCAGGTGAATATTGGCAATGTGAGTATGATTAAAGCATCTTGGAATGTTGATTTAATAAATGAATTACAGTTTTGGCCTTTTAGTACATACAAGGATATAGGTGATGGTTGTTCTGGTGCTTTTAATATGCTGACAGCTAAGAAACGTGCTGGTGTGTTTTTACGTAGGTGATGATTATGTCTTCTAAAGAAGAAACATTAAGATTTGAACAAGTTGAGGACAGTTTTCATAAATGGGCAGGACGTTTGTCAGGCAGAAAATTTGAACATTGGGAGTTAATTAATTCTGCTTGGTTGTATGGAAAAGTGAGATTCTTAAGACAGTCTCAAATCAAATTTGCTTCAATGCGTATTAAATATGATATGATTGATTATATGAGAAGAGAAACATTTGATAATGCAAGAAAGGCTAAAAGAGCTGAAGTACGTGAATCAAGAATAAAACAATGTGCTGAGATAGATGGCAAAGAAGATGAAATTGGTGTAGAACAGGAACCGGGTAGTGGTGGTAAGGGAGGTCGATGTTTTTATGTCAAGACTTTCTCTGATATTGTTTTTAGGCAAAACAGACAGAATGGAGATAGTAAAGAGGTTCCTTTTGATATAGAGATTTTTGATGATTGTTTAACTGGACGAAAAGATTTTATAAATACTATAATAAAAAAACTTATAATGTCGAGGACAGAAAAACTTTTTTTGAAATTATATTATGTTGAGAATTTTACATTAAAAGAAATAGGAAAAGTTTGTGGTTTACATGAATCGAGAATTAGTCAGATAAAAAGTAGTATTATAAAAAAATTGAAAACAATAAATTATTTAGAATTGTTAGGATGTAAGTAAAATGGAAAATAATAAAGAAAAAACAGATGTGGTAATAGAGGACGAACCTATTCATTTTTCGTTTGGTTTGAGTTATTCTAATTTTACTAAATCAAAATTTGATGATGATTCATGTTTGACATTTTCATCGGGAGTTTTTCAGAATAAATGTTCTTTTTCTGTTTCACTTGAGAAGTTAATGGAATTTAGAAATAAAGTTGATAAGATTTACAGAGAAAGGGACAAAGATTCTGTTGGAATGATTCTTGTTAGTGAAAATACTTGGAATAAAGTTAAATGTGAATTTCCACCGTCTGTAGAATCAGCATATCCAGTTGTGGGTTTTGTATATAAGATTCCGATTTGTGTATCAAGCCTTGTGGAAGATAATATGATTATTCCATTGCCAAAAAGCTTGGTTGATAAACTTAATCAAATTAATAATATGATTGCTGATAATACGATGAAACTATGGATGAAACTATGAAAGAAAAGGTTTTAAGACCAATAGTTGATAGGTGGTTGGAAAAGATGGGTTATTTTGTGGCTCATGAGAATATGATATGTGGGTTTGTTGATATAACAGCATGTAAGTGGAAAAAGAGAACTGATTATAGAATTCCGACAATGAAGAGGATAATAACAGTTGAGTTAAAAATTAATGATATAAAAGGTGTTTTGAGACAAGCTAAGAATAATGCTTTGTATGTTGATTATTCTTATTGTGCTATGCCGATAGAAAAATGTAATTCGATGAGAAGAAAAACATTAAAGAGATTTAGACGGAAAGGAGTGGGTTTATTAGGAGTAGATACTACCAAAAAGAAAGTGAGAATAATAGTATCTGCTATTAAAACAAATGTTAGATACTCACCATTGATATGTAAAAGATTATGGAATTATAAATTACGAATGAAAAGGAAGAAATAATGAAATTTAGAGTAACAACAGCAACAAATTTTTTAAGAGTTTTTTGTTTGCCAAAAGAGTTTCCCACAGCTTATTGTTTTGGTGGTGGGCATCCTGTAATATTTCAGAATGTTGATTGGTTTAATGCTTTTCCTCAAGAAGATTTTTGGGATAATAAAACGAAAGAATTTGAAAGTACAGAGGAATGGTATTTAGAGCATGTTGAAAGTCTTAGAGAGTTTATAACAAAGAAGAAATATTTTAATCCAAGTAAAACATATATGATTCTTACTGATTATGGTGATGTGTTTATTATTAATCCGAGGTTAAGAGCAAATATGTTAGAATGTCAATTGGAGGATATTAAAAAGAGAATGGGAGTAAAATGATGTGTGGTTCAGATTATACATATACACCGCCTAAGATTTTCAAAGGAACTTTACCAGAATTTTGGGATACTCTACATAAAGATGGTATGCTAAATCCAGACAATTTTGCAATTTTTATTGAAACTGTAAGAGGTTGCAAAAATAGTTCTTGTAAAAATAAATGTCAAGCAAATGGTAAGTCTATTAAAAAAATGGATTTACAAGAGCTTAAAAAAATTCTTTATGTGGTGAGGAATATAATATGTCCCGTACACATTATAGAAAAGAAAGAATGTGTATATTTATATGGGCATGGCGACCCTTCTTTGTATCCTTGGGGGAAATATTCGGACTATCTAAATGGAACAATTAAGATTTCTGCCAAGCATATAAACAAAAAATATCCTGATGGTTTAAAAATAATATGGACTTGTCACACAGTAGAGGATTGTATAGCCGTAAATCAATCTAATTATAGCGAAAGACAAATAATAGTATCAAAAAATATTGATTGGTTGGAAATGGCTAAAATATCGAGAGGAACTGTTTTCTTTAATTCATATACTCCATCTTGGTCAAAGAATTATATATCTGCTAATAAATTTAGAAATGGATTAAAAGGTTTTGGAATTAATATAAATCCAATTAAAACTTCTAAAATTCAAAGTGGGTTCAAATTTGTTATTGAATCTGCAAAGATAAATGAAGCGAATATAATAATTATAGCAAGACGTTGCATACAACCTGATTCAGGTAAGGTTAAGTTTAAGATTCCTCTTTGTTTACAAAAAAGTGACAAATATGATTCTTATGATTTATGGATAAATCAGAAAAGTCAGCATGTGGCTAAAGCATTGCTTAAATTATTAAAAATGAAAACAGATTGTGAAAAATGTACAAAAGTAGTATGGAGAGCAAAAGTTAATCTTTAATGAGTTATCCACAATTTATAATTTTTAGTTTTCATATTTTTGGTGTGTCAAATGATTTAATATGTAAATATTTAATTAAGGATTAATAATATGGCAAAAAAGAAAAAGATAACAAAAACAACAGTAAAAAGAAAGCCATTAAAAACTAATAAAAGAATAGCTAATAATGATGTTTTAGCTGTTTTAGAACATCTTGTTAATAATACTATAACCAGTAGAAGTGCTGGTTTATCGAGATTGCTGAACTTGGATAAAGATATTAATTATGAATGTGGTTATCCAGATACTATAGATATTGCTGATTATAAGGCAATGTATGATAGGGAAGGAGTTGGAACAAGAGTTGTTAGATTGTTACCTGAAGAAAGCTGGGCAATGTTACCGATTGTAGAACAGAATCAGAAAATAGAGGAAACTGATTTTGAAAAGCAATGGAAAGAAATAGAAAAGAAATATCATCTATTTCATTATTTACAGCGTATTGATGTTTTGTCTGGTATTGGACGTTTTGGTCTTTTACTTTTAGGAATAAATGATGGTAAGCAGTTATATCAGCCGGTGAATGGAATAAATCAGGTAACAGGAGAAAAAGTTGGTAATAGTGTTTATGAATTGACTTATGTAAGACCTTTTGACGAATCAGTAGTTGCTATAAAAGAAAAAGAGGCAGATGTTAGTTCACCAAGATACGGATTACCCACAAAATACTCGATTTCATTCAAAAACAATACTTTAGCCGGAACAAGTATTTCTACTAAAGTAGTTCACTGGACAAGAGTTTTACATATAGCAGACAATCGAGAAGTTTCAGAAGTGTATGGTGTACCGAGAATGAAACCTGTTTATAACAGATTATTGGATTTAAGGAAGATAGTTGCAGGTTCTGGTGAGATGTTTTGGAAAGGTGGTTTTCCCGGTATGGGATTCAAACTTGATAGTAATACATCACTCTCTGCTGATGATTTAACAACATTGAGAGAACAGGTAAAAGATTATCAAGATGGATTACAAAGATGGATGGCATTGCAGGGTATAGAAATACAGGAATTAAAACCACAAATTGAAGACCCTGAACCACATATAAAAGCACAATTGCAGTATATAGCAGCAACTTTAGGAATACCATATCGTATATTTATGGGTAGTGAAGCTGCTCATTTAGCTTCAACTGAAGACAAGGACACATGGAATAAGAGATTACAAAGAAGACAGGAAGATTATGTATCTCCGATGATAATTCGTCAGTTAATAGACAGATTAATTATTTTTGGTGTTTTACCTGAAGTTGAAGAGTATTTTATTAACTGGCCTGATTTGAATGCTCTTGGTGAAAAAGAAAAAGCTGAGATAGCGGTAAAAAGAACCGAAGCATTGTCTAAATATGTTGGTGGAAATGTTAATGAATTTGTTCCTAATAAAGAGTTTTTAACAATAATTATGGAAATGAGTGAAGAAGATGCCGAAGTTATCATAAAAGCTAAGGAAAAAGAGTTCAAAGAAGAAGATGATTTAATAAAAGAAGGTGAAACAGAGATTGATGAAGATGTGAATGTTGAGGAGGAAGATACAGTTATGGAATAAATGAAAGGAGAAACTCAAATGAGAAATTTAGAAAAGGACTTCAATTTCGATTTTGAGGAGAGTGATATATTTGCTGTTGGTGGTAATAATTCAACTGTTGCTGTTAAAGCTGAGCAAACAAAAGCTTTTAGAACTGATGTTTATGATACACTGACTTATGGTACGAGAGATTTACAAAGTTTGTTAGATAGGGAAGAAAGAATACTTGCTCATCAAAAGAGAGTACAGGCCGAATTGCAAAGGAGAAAGAGAAAATGAGAATAAAATACAATGAAGTGATTCCACGTTTTTATGGTGTTGCTTATCGAGATTATCAAAGAATGTGTCTTGTTTGTTTTCTCTTTCCTTTTAATCATGTTGTGGGCATTGCTTATTTAATTTGGTACAAAATTAGACATGCAAAATATGTTCTAAATTATTTTGAAAATAATAAAGAAAACATTATTAAAGATGATTTTAATACAAAAACTAAAGAATGGGTTGATGAACAGGAAAGAAAAAGTTTAATAACTAAAACTGAATACAAACAAAGGAAGGATGGTGAATGGTTTTGTATATCACCTGAGCATAAACTTAAATGTTGTGATTGTGGTCTTGTTCATATTATTAGGGTGCGTAAGCAAAAAGGTAAGTTTTATATGCAGGCTGTTAGAGATAATAGAGCTACAGTACAAGTGAGAAGACATCAATATTTTGATGTACAACCAGTTTTGAAAGTTAGACAAGATACTAAAACCGTTCCTAACAAGAGATAATCTAAAATATGTATATTTATACGTAATTTGAAAGATAATCGATTGTAGCGTGTGTTAGGTGTGTTATTTTTAATGATATAAGGCAGTTTAATTAAGGAAGTTGATTATGGATGTAGATACTAATACAGAATGTCCTTGTAATGTTTGTAAAAAAGCAAAAGAATGTCCGAGTGCTTATGTTTGTGATGAATTAAAAAAATGGTTAGAAAGACGAAAG